TGACGTGGTGTATCTGGCAGAGATTATCTGGAAGATGATAGATGAGATGCGCCGAGAGCGTGAACTATACGCAGTGGGTGTGAACTATCAGGGTGTTGGACAGTTTCTCTTTGGACCTTATGAGTCAGAGACTATGGCTACTAAGGACTACGAAGGACGAGGTAACATTCGTGCACTCAAGCAAGGTGACACGGCAAGGGTGTTCAAGGTGCTTGCACCTACCAAGTTGTTCGCAGATACCGATGAAGTACAAGGAGATTTATTTGACATGAGGTAAAACTTATGGGAAAATAACTATGGCTGTCGTGGTTGAGCGGTGATTTTTTCACCTCCATGTTTCATCACTGCTCCCACGACACGCCGTGTACGATTTGACAGATACATAAACATGGACTACAACTTAACAACACAACAACATAAGTTCTGCTAAGGCAGAACCAATAATAGGTTCGCCTCTAAGGGCGAACATAAGAAACAAGAGGATAAATGATTAAGGTCAATGGGTATGAGTTACCCGTACACGTTAGCCATAGCCAGATAGGTACATACAATTCTTGTGGTTACAAGTATTGGTTGTCCAAGGCATTGGCTGTCCCTGAAGGACAGACATGGTGGTTGGCTGGTGGTGTTGCTGTTCACGAGGCAACTGAAGCCTATGACCGTCAACTCTGGGAAGCAGAGGGACGATAATGGAACAACAAGAACTAATCCCTACACAGGCTACGCCTGAGGAACTATGGTCAAAGTCTTGGCAAGAGAACTTAGACCGTCAACGTGCAGTAGAACAAGACACATCATTGTGGCGTACTAGTGGACGTGCAACCATAGCCCATCCTAATAAGGAAGACGGCAACTGGTGGCAAGAAAACGGTTTAAACATGGTCAAGAACTGGGTGAACTTTCGTACCACCCAAGAGTTGATGTCGTTATGGGTTACACCTCAAGGTGTACCTGCCATTGAACTAGTGTTCAACATCAACCTTGATGGTGTCATGGTTAAGGGTGCACTTGACCGTATGATGGAGTTGCCTGACGGTAACCTTGTAGTACTGGACATTAAGTCTGGTGCACGTATGCCCTCATCAGACTTTCAGTTGGGTATCTATGCGGTAGCCATGGAGGAAACATTCGGAGTACGTCCCAAGTACGGTGTATACTGGGATGCACGTAAGGGTGCAGTATCAGAGTTAATCAACCTAGATAAGTGGACACGTGAATCCGTGTCAGAAATCGTGGGAATGTTTGACAAGGCACGAAGGGCTGGTATCTTTATACCTAACTTTGACCACTGCAAGATGTGTAATTTTACTAACGATTGTAAGTATCAGAATGGAGATAAGTAATGGAAAAGAACTACGTTGTAAACGTAAAGACAAGCAAGGGCACAATCATCACAGCACGTGGTGACAGTGCCGAAGAGTTAATCACTAACGTCAATGCTCTCATTGCACAGGGTGGACCTGATGCAATCAGCACACTGGAAGAAGCATTCACTGGTGTATCAGCACCACGTGTATTAGCAACAGACCCAGTGGCTGTTGTTCAGGCATCTCTAGGTGGGGAAGTTGTTGCAGAAGTACCAACGTTTGCACCTAAGGCACCGCCAGTACAGGCATCAGCACCTAGTGGTAGCGATAAGATGTGCATTCATGGTGCAATGGTTAGACGTACAGGTACAGGTGCTAAGGGAGAATGGCGTGCATTCTTCTGCCCAACACCTAAGGGCACACCAGACCAGTGCTCACCAACGTTTGCTAACCGCAACACACCAGAGTGGAACAGTTTCTAGCAACATCGGGTGCTAGGAAACCATAACTAAATATAGGTTTGTCCTGCTGGAGGGGAAGCCAGTCAGTACAAATAGGGATGTAGGTCCGAAAGCCTACTCATCGTGCAAGTCGGTGCATCCCACGCTTAACAAGGAGGAACAATGAAAACATTAAGCCGTTCGGTAGGACGTTCAGACATTGGTGGCGAGCCAATGCCGTCAGTCTTTCGTACGTTTGAACAGAACAAGATTATCTTTAGACGTTCAGAGGTATCGTTAATTGCTGGCACACCTGGTGCAGGTAAGTCAACGCTTGCCCTAGCACTAGCCTTGCGTATGCAAGCACCAACACTTTATGTATCAGCAGATACCAATGCTCACACCATGGCAATGCGTTTGTATTCCATGATTGAGGGTGTGTCACAGACAGATGCAGAGAAGATTATCTCCGAGCAACCTGACTTGGCTAAACAAAAGTTGGCACAAGCACGACACATCTACTGGTCATTTGATTCATCACCTAGTTTAAACGACCTAGATGATGAGGTTACTGCGCTTGAAGAAACGTTGGGCGATAGCCCTGCTCTCATAGTTGTTGACAACTTGATGGACATTAACATGGATGGCGGTGAAGAGTTCGGTGCTATGCGTAGTGCGCTCAAGGAACTTAAGTATCTGGCACGTGATACGAACGCCGCTGTTGTGGTATTGCATCACACTAAAGAAGGATATTCTGGTACGCCATGTCAACCTAGGTCAGCAGTCCAAGGTATGGTTAACCAACTACCAGCCCTCATTCTTACGGTGGGACAACAAGACGGAATGCTTGGTGTTGCCAGTGTCAAGAACCGTTATGGTAAGGCTGACCCTTCGGGTAATAGCCCAGTGTGGTTGCAATTCCTGCCAGAATATATGTTCATTGCAGACTTAGAGGACGCACGATGACCGAACAACCAGAAGAAGAACCAACATTAGAAGAGTTGTACCAAAAGGCACTAGATAAAATAGAGTTTTTAAGAGCAGCCAATGGTGGGTTGAAAAGAGAACTGGCAATATCAAATGACATTAGGCACAAGCAACACCTAAAGATAGTTGAGTTAGGAATCCCAAGTGGAGAATACAACGTTTGATTACGTAGCATCCATGACTGAGGGTCACAAGTATGGTGACATAGTTGCAGATAGATTACGCTCAAACGGTGTACGTTGCACTGTCCCTGACCTGTACATAGTGCAGTCACATGAAGAGATACCAGAGATGACAGCCACCGAGAAGGACATCATCCTTGATGATTCAGGTGAGTGCCTTGAGGTTAAGTCACGCAACATAGAATTCACTGAACTAAAAGATTTCCCTTGGGGCAACATCATAGTTGACACTGTGTCAGGGTATGAGGCTAAGTTGCAGAAGCCATACGCTTACGTCATGGTATCCAAGCAAACCAATGGTATGTTTGGATTGCTCACATCCACCAAGGGTAAGTGGGTAAGCAAGCAACTGCATGACAAGTACCGTGGGCATGATGATAACTTCTACGTTGTTGACATAGAACATTGCATACCATGGGAAGAACTTGTAGTATTCATAAAGAACTTAGAGGATGAACAATGGTGGAATGGTTGATTATATTAGGGCTTGTAGGTATCCTTGCACTACTTATGTACATGGACAGAGATGATTATTAAATGGAAGGTAGGCACGTATCACGTGTGTTCTTTAGGGGCGAGCAGTACGTATCCTTCTATGAAATCATCAAGGTTATCCGTGACATAGGTGATGACTTCTGTGAGCAAGACTTACATGAGGCTTGCAGTGCACTAGAGTGGGTGGCTGAACAGTTACAGTTCTCAATGATAGCGGATGGGATAAGACATGAATAAAAGTAAGATAAAAGGTACATCTGCCGAGACTGCTGTAGTTAATTGGCTTGTAAGTAAGGGACGTAAGCACGTTGAGAGACGTGCACTCAACGGTGTCAATGACCGTGGTGATATCGCTGGGCTACCTGCCGTTGTCATTGAGGTTAAGAACCACAAAGAGATGAAGTTATCTGCATGGCTCAAGGAACTTGAGGTAGAGATGGCTAATGACAAGGCTGAGACTGGCGTTGTCATACACAAGAAGACAGGAACACTAGACGTTGGCAAGTGGTACGCTACTATGCCAGTATCTGAGTGGTTTAAACTACTAGAAGAAGCAGGGTACTAATGGAAAAGCACAGCATACAACCTGTGCTTGAACACTACGGTGCAACAAACATACGTGAAACATGGGGCTGGCAGAAGATTAGATGCGTAGTTCACGAGGATTCAACTGCATCTGCTAGTGTCAACGTAACAGAAAACATATTTGCGTGTCATGCTTGCGGAGTTAAGGGTGACACCTATAAAATTATTATGGAGAAAGAAGGAGTGGGATTTCGTGAGGCTATCACAATCGCAGAAACAATCACTGGCGAAAGCCGTGGCAACATACAAGGCAAACATTCATCTAGCCGAAGGGTATCTAGCCAAGAGGGGATTATCTCTAGAAGACGGGGCTACAGCCCACCTCGGAGTAGTCGCAGAACCTCTACCTAGCCACGAGGCATACGTTGGTCGCTTAGTTATTCCGTACATCACACCAACAGGCGTGGTTGACATAAGGTTCCGTAGCATGGACAACAGTGAACCCAAATACATGGGTTTACCAGGGACTTCTACCCGTCTATATAATGTAACAGCGCTACAATCGGCAGGAGATTTCATTGCGGTATGTGAGGGTGAGATTGATGCAATTACTTTGCACTATAAGTGTGGCATCCCTGCTGTGGGTGTACCTGGTGCGAACTCGTGGAAGAAACATTACTCACGCATCCTCCAAGACTTTGAGACGGTCTATGTTTTTGCTGACGGTGACCAACCAGGGTCGGACTTCGCAAAGAACCTCGCCAAAGAACTCTCATCAGTAGTAACATTGCAGATGCCAGAGGGTGAAGATGTTAATTCAATGTACCTATCACAGGGGTACGACTATCTAAGGAGTAAGGTATCAGCATGAGCCATATGAAGGATGAGTGGGATGATTTCGTTCAGTCAGGAAGAGATAGAGTTTCTGATTGGGAGACTTTCGGAGATGGGCTTAAAGATTTCCAAGATTGGCTTAACCGAGTCAAGAGAGACCTTGACATTAGAGATAACAAGGATGCCTTTGAGGTAGAAGATGACTGCATATGCGAAGCATGTGTCACCTTCACCGCATGGGATGACCTATACCCTGATGATTTTGAGTTAGATTCCCTTGATGTGTATGAGGAATTGTGGGATATCCT